CTGCGTACTGATGACGGGGTTGAGTCCGGGCGTCCCTAGCAGGGCCACAGGCTCTTTAGCGCCGTCTACTTCTGCGACTTCGATGTACCAGTTGATGGAGTCCTCTGCATCCTGAAGCGTTACCGGCGCTTGGTAGCTGACTCCAACAAACCCAATGGCTTCACCTTGAAACACTACCGGAAGCCCCCGTCCATGATGAAGCTGGCGTCATTCACCTGTGCGCGGGAGATGGCCGAGTCGTACCGGAGCGTCTGTATGGGGCTGGCGTTCTGTGCTTTGAGCAGATCGCGTGCTTCCTTGGCCTGCATACGCAGTTCCGGGGAGGGCGTCTTACCGAACATCGGGCATAGCTCGAGTCCCAGCAGCTTCTTGAGGGCACGGGAATAACCTTGTGGCAGGTTGACCGTCGTCGTCAGGGCCAGATTGCTCAGGATGATGTCGGTGAACAGATGAACTTCACCCGCTTGCTGGGGGTTGGGGTAGATCCACAGCGTCCCCAAAGGGTAATTGGGCTGGTAGGCGAGCTGCGTGGGCCACGGTCCCGCAACCCCCTTGAACCCGATCTGGTTGTAGGCATTCATGGAGTTCTGGCAGTCAAACCAGTAGTCCAAGCCCGTATTCCCGCTGGCTGTGATGCGCGTATAGCCGCTACGAATGCGAAGCGGACGGGCCAGTTTGATGTTTCCAGGGGTCGTGTAGGTGATGACATCCCCGGTGTAATTGGAGATGGCATTGGCGCTCATCGTCACGGTCCCGGCCCCTGAATTGAAGCTCAGCACCGTGGTATTGGCCGGAATCAGGGCCGCAAAGTCAGTGAGATCACCTCCCGCGACAAGGGCTGAAGGGACTGTGACCCCCGTAATGGTGGGGGAACCGCTCGTGACCGTGCCGGTGAACGTCCCGCCGACAGGGTTTCCGATGGTGTATTTGTACTGGCCGGGGGTCCACGCAATGATGTTTTCGGTCTGCGTGAATACGAAATCTTGATCTGTGGACAGGCTATCGAGCAGGTCATTCAGGATAGCCAGCGCCTGAGCGCCCACCGAGGCCGATAGCGGCTGACCGGGCGAATAGGCGTTGATATTGAGCAGCCCGCCTATGACAAGGTCTTGTCCGGTCGTCATGTGACTCCTAGCGGCCAGTCAGTGATTAATCTCCTGTCCGCAGGCGTACTGCTGTGCCGATTATTCCATAGGTTTTAGGGAATTGCACTCAAATACGGGTGCCCATCCATGAGAGACCCATCCCAAAAGTGACGCCCATGTTCACTTGATGGATTCCAGTAGCTGGGGGAGCGGGCGGTGCCAGTGATCCGATAGCCACCGTAGTCGCAATAGCTGTTCCTGACAGCACGCCCGAGGCCGTCAGATTCCCTATGCCGAGGGTTGAAGCGATGGCAGTTCCTGACAATGCCCCCTGGCCGTTCATGGCACCGGTTGCAAGGGTTGTGGCAATCGCTGCGCCCGAAAGGGGGCCTACGGAGCCGGCATTCTGAAGATCGCCAATCCCCAGCGTCGTCCCGATGGCTGTACCCGCAAGGGCTCCAGAACCAATGAGGGAGCCGACAGCGAGCGTCGTCGCTACTGCCACACCACCCAGTGCCCCGGACCCGCTCAGAGCGCCAATAGCGACTGTAGTGGCTATGGACGTACCAGAGAGGGGGCCTGTACTGCCTGAATTCTGTAAGTCGCCTATCCCGAGGGTCGTGGAGATCGCTACGCCAGAGAGTGCCCCGGCACCCGCAAGGGCTCCTGTGGCAACGGTCGTTGCGATAGCAGCGCCAGAGAGCTTTCCGGAGCCTGCGAGGGAGCCCGTGCCAAGGGTCGTGGCAATGGCGGTGCCCGAGGCTTGCGAGAGCCCCAGCAGGTTGCCGATCCCCAGCGTGGTCGAGATCGCAGCGCCAGAGAGAGCGCCCTTCCCGCCCAATGCGCCTGTGGCGACCGATGTGGTGATGGCGCTGCCGGAAAGAGCGCCCGTCCCCGCAAGGGAGCCAACTGCCACGGTCGTGACAATCGCTGTACCGAATAGATTGGGAGTGGGTCCGCCACTGACTGGCAAACCTGCTATCGGGAGTTCGCCAATGGAGCTTGAGCCTATCGGCCCCATGGCTTAGTACGCCGTCATGATGACTATGCCATCACCGCCTTTTCCGCCGGGACCAGCAGTTGAGCCTGTGAAATTAGCACCACCCCCACCACCGCCACACCCATAGGAACCCGCACCACCAGCCGCACCCGTACCGGTAGAAGTCGGCCCACCTCCGCCTCCACCCATACCACCAGTGCCAAAGAACAGACCGCGAGCCGGCCAGACGCATGCCGGCCATCCGTTTGATCCTGGCGAACCTGCCGCAGTTGTCGCTCCGCCCGCCGCTGCCGTGATGATCGGGATGAATCCTGTGGCAATACCGGTAATGACGCCACCAGCTCCACCGGTCGTCGTCGTGGCAATGGCTCCACCGCCAGCCCCGCCCGTGATAAGTGCCCCCGTGGTCGGGAGGGTAATGCTAGTTCCCGCAGCAGCAGTGGTCGCCGTGCCACCGGCTACGCCGGCATGACCTGCGACGGCAAAGAACTGACCCATCGCAGCGAGGGGCATGCCTGCAATCGTCGCCGCTGAGTTGGATGCTCCGCCAGCCGCCGCACCAGCAGCAGTACCCGTAGACCCGGCAAACCCCGCATTGGCGAGGCACAGAATGTTGTTGACCGTGCTGTTCGGGAGTATTGAGACGACAGTGTTCTGTCCGCTTGCGGCTGCAGCACCGCCTGCACCTACCTGGATGAACAGGACTTCGGGGAGCAGGATCAGTGGGACAATGACCGTGGTCTGCGAGGAACTAGACCCACCTCCACCACCACCAGCGGCAGAGGCTGCTCCTACAAACCCGTTACCCGCTCCACCACCGCCTGCCAATGCAAGGATGTGCAGCATGGTCTTGCCACGCGGCTTGTACCAAGGCAACCACCCAGAGGCAAGCGTGTTGGTAAATACCTTGACATCGCCTTGCTGTAGTTCGGGGATGTGTCCCAAGTCTAGCATTTAGTACTGCCCGGCAATCGGCGTCGCAACCCATCCAGCCGCTACAGCCGTCCCAAGTCCCATGTAGATTCTGAACCCAGCAGGGATCGCAATGCCGAATGGGTACTCAAACTCGCTTGATGTGATACCGATAATGGTCGCCGTCGTCGCAGGTAGCGCAATCTCACCGAAGAACGTGTTGTTCGTCGCACTCGTATTTGTGGAACCGTTGTTGATGTAAAAACGCATCACAGATGCCGTATTCGTTCCGCCCGCTTTCAAGCGGATAGAGCGCACGAATGCACCGTTTGCTCCTGCCGTAAAAACAAGCGAATTGTTGGCACTGACGCCCGTGTAGTCGTTTGCGGCGGCAGTTACCAACTGGTTCATACCAGTCGTTCCGTTGTTCGACTGGTCGCCTTGCTTGGAATAGATTGGATCGTTATTTGGGGTCGCCATGTCAGTTCCTTACGGCATTGCCCAACCGCGCGACTGCGCGTAGACCAAGCCGATGTTTGCATTGTCGATGTGTTCAGATGAGGGTGAACAGAACACGGTCTTTGTTCCTGCGCTGAAATTCACCAGCGCACCTGCGTTGCTTGAACTGCGCACGATGTCTCGCGTCAGCCCTGTCGTTCCGTTGAACGTACCCTTACCAACTTCCCACTCGCCCGTTCCGCCATCGATGACGTAGGCCACATTGATGGTAGTCACAGCACCGATGCCAGTGGCGAAGGTCACATACCCCGTCGGCGGGGTGCCGGCGAGCGTGATCGCGCCTGTTCCCGTCGTTGTGGTGGTGTCCTTTACCCTGTCAGCGAAACGGGGCATTAGTTGCTCATGATCTTGAGAGAACTGGCCGCAAAGCTCGGCGTAATGCCAGCAGAGACAGCAAGCGGGCTGCACTTGTAGATCACGCCAGCTCCAACGCTGGACGTATTGACGGGCGTGCCGTTGGCCGTCGTGGTGGAGAGCGTGATAGCTGTGCCCGCCGCAGTTCCCACGAAGTACACCGTACCTTCCGTGAAACCAGTCGGGAGCGTGCTGGATGGGTCGTGGAATACGGCCACGCGGTCATTGACCGCAAACGAGCTACCCGGAACAGTCAGGCTACCCGGAGAGGCGAGCGTGCAGGTGAAGTCCAGATATGGGCCAGCCACAGGGCCAATTGGGCCTGAAGCCAACAGGACACCAGCACCTGAAGTGAGCGTGCCGATACCCCAGTAGGTTTCCGTCTCAGAGCCTGCCGTGCAAGCGCCAAACGTGATCGTACCGGCATTGACCACCTGCGTGGGGTCCGTGCCAGAGATCGTCCAGCCTCCCGAGGTGCGTGCAACCGATACACGCGCATAGCCTGTGTAAGCGGCTTCACTCGTGGTTTGCGAGCCTGCTTCGCCAGGATCGGCGGTATGGAGGCTGACAAACAGGTTAGCGAGCGGACTGGTCACGGTATTGTCCGCGATATTCGCCCAGTTGGTTGCGTTGAAGATCAACTGCAAGAGGGCGGCTTCTGTGCCATTGGTAAACGATGCCATTAGCTGGGTCTCCACATTGCTGGAATTTCGTGCTTTTCAGCCCCGCGAATCTCGCAAAGGCTCAGTGCCAGTTCCTCTGGAACTCGCATCTTTTCCTCATCGCTCCAATGCTCTGAGGTGTTCGGGTAGTGCAATCCACTATCAAACCCCACGGGACGCACGCCAAACAGGCCGTTGATCTTGTAGTGATGGATATACCCACAACGGCCATCGGCCAGGATCACGCACCACGCCTTGAGCTTGGCCCCTTTGTCGGGCTCGGAAGCATTGGCAACCGGCGGGATGACTACCAGCGGCTCTTTCTTGAACAGCTTGGCGACGGCTTCAAACATTGGCGATCACCGCTAGGGAATCACCCTGTTTGACCGAGAAGTACTCAGTCTGGTTTGCAGCCAGTCGCATGCTGTTCGTGGTAGCCACTGGACTGGTGCCACCCACCTTCACCGAACAGACCACATCGCAATTAACGCGAATCAGGATGGTCTGTAGGCGGAAAGGCTGCGAGGGTGTGGAACTGCCCGTAATGGCAATGGGCGTCTGCGAAAAGGAGGGAAAGTCACCCGTGGCGAGGGCTGAGCCAATGAAATCCCGCTGCTGCTGGGGTTGCCCGACGCCCTGGAATTCCTCGATGTAGAGGGATGCCATCAGTCATAGACGAGCGTGATGACATCGCCGCCAGTCGCCAGAACAGTCGTGCTGTTATCCGCTGCCGCACCCGTCACCCAATACCAGATGTTTCCACCGTTGTTGAGCGGTTCGGCCAAGTTGAACGCCAGCCCCGTCACCGTGGGGATAGGGATGGTCAGGTGCGGAACCGTGGTGCCGACAATAGGGGCTGCTGTAGCGGGCTGAGAGCCCCCTGTGACGGTCGGGGGAGCCGTGCCAGTGCCTTCCCACCACAGCTTCACGAACAGCCCGGAAGCCGCCTCCGCGCTCGTGGCAACAATGCCCAAGAACGTGGAGGCGGAGGGCAACCGGGTAGCCGTAACAGCCGCCGTCGTCGTCGTGAAGTGGGTAGAGCGTGCCATTACTGAATCGCGGTCATCGTCATACCAGCCAGCGGACGGTTCACTTCAATGGCGAACACACCGGCCGGATACGTCAACGAACCCGCCGTGCTGTTGTTGAACGCAAGGGCGAGCGTGTTGTTCGCACTCACCCGAGCGTTCTCCAGCGTTACGAGCGTCACCAGTGCAAACTGCGGGGAAATCGTGATGATATCCCCGATTTGCAGGCCATTGACCGGGAACGTCTGCTCGACTGTGGTAGTAGCGTTCGTGGCAGCCGGGGTCAGGGAAACAGTCAGAATGAAACTGCTCTGAATGTTCCCATAGCTGATTGTCTGTGGGCCAAGAGGCATGGAGTTCTCCTATCAGCTCAGGTCGTACCCATACACGAAGATATCGACCGTGGCGTTCGCCAGTGCCGTACCCACGTTCAGGTACAGGTTCTGAGCGGTGGCATCAATTGCCAGAGCCGCCGCTGCGGCAGCGGATACAGTAGCCACCGTGGTGGAGGTCTGTCCCGTAAGGACGCCCTGCGTGCGGATCGTGGTGCCCGTGGAGCCAGCACCCGTGAAGATGCCCACCGAAGCCGCCGCAACCGTCGCGGAAACACCAGCAACTAGGCCGTTCGCCACGATGACCGTGGCTGCGACCCACGAACTGGCGTTGATGACCGGCACAACTGCCGCATCGCCCGTGCTGTTGAGCGACACGTTGCGGAACGCCGCCAGCAGGCGAAGCTGGTTGCTCTCCTGCGGGGTGGAATTGGCCTGCGTGTTGACCGGCGTGAGCGTTGCAACCGAATTCGGGTTGTTCGTCTGCGCCGGGCCAGGATTGACTGAAGGCATGTCTGTGTTCTCCTATTAACCGGCGATACGAATGCCGAGGGTGCGATACAGGCTCGCGGGGCCGTACAGAACGTCTGCACGGGTCGGCTCGCTGTCGTTGTTGATGGTGTACTGCGACACCACTCGAATCGACATGCCCACATCCTCGTCGTCGTAGGCGCGGGCAGCGAATTCCACTCCACGGGGCAGCGGGAGATCCGCAAAGGCGAGGGCGTAGGCGTACTTGTGGAACACCAGACCCTGCGGGCTCGTCTGGTTCGCCGCCGACACACCGCCGTTGACCGTGATCGCAGCACCCGAAGCCGGGGCTGCCGTCACGTTCTGGAACTGGCCGCCGCTGATGCAGCAGTCGCCAATCGTCAGGGTCAGCGTGCCCGTGCCGCTCGAGGTGTACGCACCCGTGACCGGGTTAAACGTACCAGCCGCCAGAGCGGCAGGCGAGTAGGACAGGCCAGGAGCCGCCGCACCCGGCGAGGGGACTGCGAATCCACCGGGAGGGAGGACGACGAACTGGCGCAGCGTCTTGCCGTACTGGAGGCGGTTCTGCGGGTTGACCGGGTACACACCGGCAAACTGGATGATATCGCCCACCTGAACCACAGCCGTGCTGTTGGACCAGCCCTGCGTGGAGACCGTGCCAGACTGCGCCCAACCCGAGGTCAGGAAGGCCGTACCGGCAATGGGGGTCGTGAGGACAGGGGTGCCACCCTGTGCGCCCGTGGTGAACACCGGAATGTTCTGGTCTTCCCACCAGTCCAGACCCGCAAACTCACGGGCGATCATGCCCGCTTCGATGTACTCACCGATCTTGGCCTGAGGATTGAACAGGCCCTGGACCGTGGCGACCATCGAGGACATGGAAATGGGATCAAGAACCGCGTTCTTCTCACCTTCCCGGGGGCAGGCTTCAGCCGCCAGGATCGCACGAGCATCCGTGAACAGCTTGAGACTGTTCGGGGAAGTGCCGAACGTGCCCAGCGTCGCAGCCGTGTTCAGATACGCGTACTGCGCGGTATCCGAATCGATGCGATTGGCGACCGTGGCAATCTGCGGCTTCAGGACACGCTTCTTGAACATGTCCATGGAGAGCGCCAGATCCTGCGTGGTGAACTGCACATCCACATGGAACTGGTAGTTGAGGGCCACGGGAATCGAGGATTCCTGCGTGTCCTCGACGTTCAGGGCCGGGCCGTAGGTACCCTTGTACCGGGGCGGGCGGCGAACGTTGCAGGTGTTGCCGATCTTTGCACCCGTCTGCGCGAACTCGTTGGAGTACTGGCGCTCGACGCGGTTGGCAATGATCAGTTCATTCTCGAGCACCA